AATTCTAGTAAATATTCTTTGACACCCTGTACTGGTTCCCATGCAACAAATATTTTTGATACGGCTCTATTGCTAAGAGCAACTATTTGCTCTGTTGCCGTTAGGTTACTTGGAGAAGGTTTTTCATTAAGTAATGTAGTTATGGTTCTTGGGTTTATAGGAACAGTTGTATCTTCTACTTGTGCATATTTATTTGTATCATGAATAACTGCTGTAATAGTGTATTCAGATTCATTTTTTTCTTCTATAGAAACTACACGATATATTTGAAACTCAACAGAGGTATTTTCTATAGCCCAAACACTATTTGCTAAAGGTGCTGAAGAAAAAGCAGATGAAACTGTTATTGTTGTTCCACTTATTGAACTTATTGATCTACTTTCGACAGAACCATCAGATAAAACGACAGATAATGTTGCTGCATTTTCTGATGTTAAATCAGTATTATTTGCATCATCTACAATAATAGTAGTTGTATCAGTAACAGATTTTATACGCCCTCCTCTTCTGACACCTGCTCTTAATGAATCTGCTATAGCAATGATTGTCGAAGGCCTTACAATTACACCAGCTTCAAGAGTGGTTGTAAAAGAAACTACCTCTGATTCTTTTAAATTTGAGTACAAAAACCATCGGCCTAATCTATTCGCCTGCCCTCTAGAAGTACAGGCGAAAGCTCTTAAAGTTTTTCTAGTTCTTCCAAACTTTGATGTTGCATCCGATAACGCTGTTATATCATCAGTTGTTACTAGTTCATAATCTATCGTTTGAGTTTCATTATCAAAATAACCAACTTCGACTTCTGTATATTTTGTTCTCTGTCCTACACCCTGATAAGTAAAACCTTCTTCAGTAACATTTGAATTATTAAAAATATATTGTGTATCAGATGTATTAGTTGATGTATTGGTTGGTCTGTCCTGAGATATTTGCAATGATCCATTGCTATAAAATGGCATTGCGTTCATTACAGAACATAAATCATTGATCAGACTATAAGCATCATTTTTTTGATTCAGAATTACATTGCAACTAAATCTTGGTTCTGTTGTTCCCGTAATTGGGTCTGTAATTAGTTCACTTGCATATTTACTTGCAGAGAAAAACGAGAAAACATCTAATGTGTCTTCATCAATAACAC